AGATTATCAAATGACAAAGAAGTCCCGTTTAAAGGCATTGTAAAATATGTTAATAACGAATTTAATGATATTAAAAAAGGCGATTTAGTTGGTTTTGCACCAGCTAGTAAATATGAATTTATTATTGATGGTGAAAGATTATATAGAGTATTAAGTAATTTTATAACTATTAAATATGAACGTCAAGGACACGAAGAAGAATATAATCCAAGCTGGACATAGAGCTGTTAAAGAACTTATTAAAGTTGCTAAAGAGCCTATTGTTGAAACAGAAGATGATGTTTCTGCTGATAGATTAAAAAACGCAGCTGCTACAAAAAAGCTAGCAATATTTGATGCATTTGAAATATTAAATCGTATTGAAGAAGAAAAATCATTATTAGAAAATAAACCTTTAGAAAAAAAAGAAAATGTATTTAAAGGTTTTGCAGAAAAAAGATCTAAATAATGTATCAACAAAATTTATATAAGGTTATTGAACCTATAAAAATAAATACGATAAAAAGATTAAACAAATCTAAAAAGTGGGAATACGGATATAATAAAGAAAACGACATTATTGTTATATCTAAAACAGGTGAGATTGGTGAAATATATGAAATTCAAAATTTAAAAATAGCTTTACCAAAAGCTAAGAGTGTTTTTAAAGGTAATAATAAATGGGAAGCTAAAGAGTATCCTAAAGAATTAAATAGAATTAAAAGTATATTTGATTGGAAAGATTTACCAATTGATTTTCAAAATAAATGGTATGACTATATTGATGAAGAGTTTACTAAAAGAGAACAAGGTTATTGGTTCAGTAATAAAGGTGTTGATACTTACATTACTGGTACTCATTACATGTACTTGCAGTGGACCAAGATTGATGTTGGCCGGCCAGAGTTTAGAGAAGCAAACAGATTATTCTTCATATTCTGGGAAGCTTGCAAAGCAGATAAACGAAGTTATGGAATGTGCTATCTTAAAAATAGACGATCCGGCTTTTCATTTATGGCTTCGTCCGAAACTATTAACCTCGCCACAATTTCATCAGATTCACGGTACGGTATATTGTCCAAATCTGGGGCCGACGCTAAGAAAATGTTCACAGATAAAGTCGTACCAATATCAGTCAATTATCCGTTCTTTTTCAAACCGATACAAGACGGTATGGACCGTCCCAAAACCGAATTGGCTTATCGTGTACCCGCATCAAAGTTTACGAGAAAAAAATTATTCTCTAAGCAAAGGGCCGAGGAGCTCTCAGGGCTCGATACCACGATTGACTGGAAAAACACCGGTGACAACTCGTACGACGGGGAGAAACTAAATTTGTTAGTTCATGATGAAGCTGGTAAATGGGAAAGACCGGAAAATATATTAAACAACTGGAGAGTTACTAAAACTACATTAAGATTAGGATCAAGAGTCATAGGTAAATGTATGATGGGCTCAACAAGTAATTCATTAGATAAAGGTGGAGAAAACTTTAAAAAATTATATAACGATTCAAACGTTACAAAACGAAATCGCAATGGACAGACTCGCTCGGGATTATATAGTTTGTTTATACCTATGGAATGGAACTTCGAGGGATTCATTGATTCTTATGGACTACCTGTATTCAACACACCGGAAAAAGAAGTTACAGACGTACATGGATCAGTTATCGACATTGGAGTTATTGAACATTGGGAAAATGAAGTTGCCGGTTTAAAAGGCGATCAAGACGGATTAAATGAATTTTACAGACAGTTTCCGCGAACAGAAGAACACGCTTTTAGAGATGAAACTAAAAATAGTATATTTAATTTAGCTAAAATATACGAACAAATTGATTTTAATGAAGGTGTTAAATATGAAGCACTTATTACTAAAGGTAGCTTTCAATGGAAAAATGGTATTAAAGATACTGCTGTAGAGTTTATACCAAATCCAAACGGAAGATTTAATATTAGTTGGATACCAAATAAAAATTTACAAAATAGAGTAATAATAAAAAATGGAATTAAATATCCAGGAAATGAACATATTGGCGCATTTGGTTGCGATAGCTATGATATATCCGGAACTACCGACGGCAAGGGATCTAAAGGTTCATTACACGGTCTTACAAAATTTAGTATGGAAGAAGTTCCTGCAAATAGATTTTTTTTAGAATATATAGCTAGACCACAAACAGCAGAAATATTTTTTGAAGATATATTGATGGCATTACATTTTTATGGTATGCCACTTCTTGCAGAAAATAATAAACCTAGATTATTATATTATTTAAAAAGAAGAGGATATAGAGGTTATTCAATGAATAGACCTGATAAAGTTTGGAACAAATTATCAGCTGCAGAAAAAGAAATAGGTGGTATACCAAACTCAAGTGAAGATATAAGACAAGCTCATGCTGCTGCAATTGAAAGTTATATAAATTCTTACGTAGGTATAAAAGCAGACGATACACACGGAGATTTATATTTTAATGAAACATTAAATGATTGGGCTAAATTTGATATAAATAAAAGAACAAAGTTTGATGCCGCGATTAGTTCAGGATTAGCAGTTATGGCATGTAATAAAAATTTATACGCACCAAAACCAAATAATAAATTAGCTAGTAAAGTAAATTTTAGTTTTGCTAAATATAATAATAAAGGAAATTTTTCAAAAATAATACAATAAATGGCAAAAGTACTTACAAAAGGTATTTTCCCAAGTCAAGCTATAAGCGACATTGAGAAGGCAAATCCTAAATATGGGTTAGAAGTTGCTAAAGCTATAGAATCAGAATGGTTTAAAAAAGATTCAGGAAGTACACGTTACTTTGCAAATAGAGATAACTTTCATAGATTAAGACTATATGCAAGAGGCGAACAAAGCATACAAAAATATAAAGATGAATTATCTATTAATGGTGATTTATCATATTTAAATTTAGATTGGAAGCCAGTACCAATTATACCTAAGTTTGTAGATATAGTTGTTAACGGTATTGCAGAAAGAGCTTATGATTTAAAAGCATTTTCCGTTGACCCATCATCAACAAAAGTTAGAACAAATTATATGAAGAAGCTTTTAATAGATATGTATTCATATAAATATAAAGATGATTTAGAAAAAAATTTAGGAATTAATACTTTTAATACTGATCCTGCTGAGCTACCAGAAAATAACGAGGAGCTTCAGGTACACATGCAGTTAAATTATAAACAATCCATTGAAATTGCACAAGAAGAAGCTATAAATAATGTTTTTGAATTAAATAAATATCATTTATTAAAGAAAAGGCTTGATTATGATATAACTGTTTTAGGTATGGGTTGTGTTAAAAATAGTTTTAATACAGCAGAAGGAATAAAGCTTGAATATGTAGACCCTTCTGATTTAGTTTATTCTTATACTGAATCACCTTATTTTGATGATATTTATTATGTAGGAGAAGTAAGGAGAGTTTCCATTGTTGAACTTAAAAAACAATTTCCAGAGTTAACAGATGAAGATATAAAAGATATTGAAGGCTATGGTTCAGGGAATACTAAATTGTATAATAAATCTTATACCGCAGAAAGCCAGGATAGAAATTATGTATATGTATTATATTTTGAATATAAAACTTTTCAAAATCAAGTTTATAAAATAAAAGAAACGTCAACAGGGGCAGATAAAGCATTACAAAAAGATGATACTTTTAACCCTCCTAAAGACTCTAGGTCTAGATTTGAAAGAGTAAATAGATCAATTGAATGTTTATATGAAGGTGCAAAAATAGTAGGTCTTGAAAAAATATTAAAATGGCAAAAAGCTATAAATATGACAAGACCAAAATCTGATATTACAAAAGTTCAGATGAGTTATAATATTGTAGCACCTAGAATTTATAAAGGAAAGCCTGAATCATTAGTTAGCAGAATGACATCATTTGCAGATATGATTCAAATAACGCATCTTAAATTACAACAAGTGTTGTCTCGTATGGTTCCTGACGGGGTATTTTTAGATGCGGACGGCATTGCTGAAGTGGACTTAGGTAATGGAACAAACTACAATCCACAAGAAGCGTTAAATATGTATTTCCAAACTGGTTCTGTTATTGGTAGATCAATGACACAAGATGGTGAATTTAATAACGGTAGAGTTCCTATTCAAGAACTAAGATCATCTGGAGGTAATAATAAAATATCTAGTTTAATTAGTAGTTATAATTATTATTTACAAATGATGAGAGATGTTACTGGGTTAAATGAAGCAAGAGACGGCAGTACACCAGATAAAAATGCTTTAGTTGGTTTACAAAAATTAGCAGCAGCTAATAGCAATACAGCAACTAGGCATATATTACAAAGCGGATTATTTGTAACATTAAAAACCGCTGAAGCTGTTTCATTAAGGATAGCTGATGTTTTAGAATATTCTAACACAAATCAACAATTTTTACAGTCATTAGGAAAAATTAATGTTGCTAATTTAAAAGAAATAAAAGATTTGCATATACATGATTTTGGCATATTTTTAGAATTATCCCCTGATGAAGAAGAAAAACAATTGCTTGAAAATAATATTCAAATGGCTATTAGCCAAAAACAAATAGAAATTGAAGATGCTATAGATGTAAGAGAAATAAAAAATATAAAACTAGCTAATCAAGTTTTAAAAATAAAAAGAAAAAAGAAATTTCAAAGAGACAGACAAATACAATTAGAAAATATTCAAGCTCAATCACAATCTAATGCACAAGCAGCACAAGCAGCAGCCGCGGCGGATATACAAAAGCAGCAGGGTATTGCTGAAAGTAAAGTACAAATAGCACAAGCGCAAAGTCAATTTGATATTGCAAAGCTTGAAAGAGAAGCGGCAATTAAAAAAGAATTGATGGAATTTGAATTTCAATTGAACATGCAGCTTAAACAAGCTGAATCCGACGTGATTAAAAATAAAGAAAAGTATAAAGAAGATCGTAAAGACGAAAGAACAAAAATACAAGCAACTCAACAAAGTGAATTGATTGACCAGAGAAAATCTGGTACCCCACCAAAAGATTTTGAATCTGCAGGTTTTGATAACCTTGGTGGATTTGGATTAGAACAATTTGATCCAAGATAAATTTTTAAACAATTATATAATATTTTATTATGGCAGAAATTAAAGCAAAAGTATTAGACGCTGAAGAAAAGTCTATTCAAGAAAAAGAACAAGAAGTACAGAAGAAATCAAATTTTGATGAAGAATCTGGAGTGTATAAAGTAAATTTAAACGAACTAAATAAAGAAAAAACAGATGCCGTTCCAGAGCAAAGCGCAGATGAGATTCCTGTACGCGACGAATCCAAAACTAGCGAAGAAATTCAAAAAGAAAACGTCGAAGAAAAAACTAAAGAACCTTCCGGAAAAGAAGAAAAAAAGGAAGAAATAGAAACACCGATAATAGAAGAAGTAATAGAAAATGAAACAGATACAGCTAACGAGAAGGGAATGGATGGAAGCAATGAAGTTGCCGACACCGCACCGGAACAAAAAGAAGTATTATCGGAAGAAAAAACACAAGACCCAGTTGTAGATTATCCTGAAAATATAATAGACTTAGTTAAGTTTATGAATGAAACAGGGGGAACACTGGCAGATTACGTTAGATTAAATACAGATTATAAAAACGTAGATGAAAATACATTGTTAGTAGAATATTACAAACAAACAAAACCACATCTTAGTTACGATGAAATTCAATTTTTAATGGAAGATAAATTTTCTATAGATGAAGAATCAAATAGTGATAAAGATGTAAAAAGAAAAAAATTAGCTCTTAAAGAAGAAGTCGCAAATGCTAAAAACTTTTTGACAGGTCTTAAGGATAAATATTACAAAGAAGTCAAGTTGGGTTCTAAGTTAGCTCCTGAGCAGCAAAAAGCGATAGAATTTTTCAATAGATACACTGAAGAGCAAAAATCAGCTGATGAATTATTGCAGAAGCAAACAAAACATTTTCAACAAGAAACTAGTAAAGTTTTCAATAAAGATTTTAAAGGTTTTAATTTCAATGTTGGCGACAAAAAATACAGGTTCAACGTTAAAGATGTTAATAAAGTACAGGAAACTCAAAGTGATTTATTAAAAGTTTTTAATAAATATGTCAGTGAAGATAAAATGCTTACTGACGCACAAGGTTACCATAAGTCTTTATTTGCTGCTTCTAATCCAGATGGAATAGCAAACCATTTTTATGAACAAGGTAAAGCAGATGCTATTAAGCAAATGGCTGCAGAAGCTAAGAACATTAATATGAATCCTAGAAAAACTGCAGACGGTTATGTTGAAACCGGGGGATTAAAAGTAAAAGCTATTTCGGGTGATAATAATTCAGGGCTAAAAATCAAGTTAAAAAATTATTAATCATTTAAAAATTAAAAATGGCAGCAACAAATTTTGCAGTAGGAACTGGTGGTTTAGTCACTCCTTCTGCTTCAAAAATGACAACTATTGGCTCTTATTTAGATATAAGAAATAATGGTTGGGCACAACAATATCTTCCTGAGCTTTATGAAGCTGAGGTAGAAAAGTATGGAGACAGATCTATTTCTGGATTCATTCAAATGTTAGGTGCTGAAATGCCTATGGCTTCTGATCAAGTTATTTGGTCTGAGCAAGGTAGATTGCATTTAGCATATAATGGACAAATTAACCCTGTTACAGGTGTTGTAGATACAATTACTGGTATTGATTCAGGTTCAACTGAAGCTCACGCGGTAAGAAAAGGTGCAACGGTAGTAGCAGTTGTTAACTCTATAGTATTTAAAGCTCTAGTTACAGCTGGCGCAGAAGCTTCAACTTCTCAGCTAACAATTAGACCTTATAGTGTAGAGCATGTTGATGATATTTCTGGTATCGCAACCACAGACAATCAGGTTATAAAGTTTTTTGTTTACGGTTCTGAATTTAAAAAAGGAACTGATCCAATGGGCGAGTCTATTGAAGCAAACTTTTTATCACTAAGCAACAACCCTATGATTCTTAAAGATCATTTTGAAATTAGCGGTTCTGACGCTTCTCAAATTGGTTGGGTTGAAGTTTCTGGTGAAAGTGGACAATCAGGATATTTATGGTATTTAAAATCTCAAGGAGATACTTCTAAAAGATTTGAAGACTATTTAGAAATGTCTATGGTTGAAGCTGAAAAAAATGCTGGAGGTTCAGTATTTTCTGGTGTGACAAACGCACCAGGCGGATCTGAAGGTCTTTTAGCGGCTATTGGTTCTAGAGGTATTATCGGTACTGGTGTATTTGATGATGGTTCTGACCCAGTATTAGCTAGCTTTGACACATTATTAGCTACTTTAGATGAGCAAGGTGCTATTGAAGAAAATATGTTATTCTTAAATAGATCTGCAAATTTAGGTATTGATGATATGTTAGGCGGTATAAATGCTAACTTTAGCGGCGGAACATCTTTTGGTGTATTTAACAATTCACAAGATATGGCGCTTAATTTAGGTTTTTCTGGTTTTAGAAGAGGTTCTTATGACTTCTATAAAACTGACTGGAAATATTTAAATAACAAGTCAACAAGAGGATTAGTTGGAGGTTTACAAGGAGTATTAGTACCAGCAGGTACATCTTCTGTGTATGATCAAAATCTTGGTTCTAATGTGAAAAGACCATTCTTACACGTAAGATACAGATCTTCTGAAGCTGATGATAGAAAAATGAAAACTTGGATTACTGGTTCAGTAGGTGGTGCTACCGCTTCTGGAGTTGATAAAATGGAGGTTCATTATTTATCAGAAAGATGTTTAGTAGTACAAGCTGCTAACAACTTTATAAGATTCGATTCTTAATATTTATTAAAGGTAACGGGTGCTTCGGCACCCAGCACCTTTTATTTTAACATTTTTATTATATTATATCATGACAAAAACAAAACAAAAACCTATTACGGTTAAACAACCTAAATGGGAAATTAAAGACAAATTATACGAATTAACTATAAATGAAACGCCTATTGTTTATATATTAAAAAGCAGAGGCATATTATGGTTTGATGAAGAAAAAGGATACGAAAGAGAAATTAAATATTGTGAAAATCAAAAAACAATATTTGTAGATGAAATGAAAGGAGTTCAAAGAATGCAACATATATCTTTTAAAGACGGCAAGCTTTATGTTCCAAAAGAAAAACAAACATTACAAAAATTTCTTTCTATGCATCCTGATAACGGCAGAAAATTTGCAGAACACAATCCTGTAAAAATAGCTGAAGACGATTTAAGTGTGCTTGAACTAGAAATCGAAGCATTAAATGCAGCAAAACAAATAGATGTAGATCATGCTGAAGCAATATTAAGGTCAGAACTGGGTGATAAGGTATCTACGATGACTTCTAAGGAGCTTAAAAGGGATTTATTATTATTTGCTAAGACCAATCCAGTATTGTTTTTAGAATTAGCGAATGATGAAAATATAAATATTAGAAATACAGGCATAAAAGCTGTAGAAAATAATATTGTAACTCTTTCGAATGATAATAGAACATTTACTTGGGCATCGACAGGAAGAAAACTTATAACGGTACCATTTGATGAAAACCCATATTCAGCATTAGCTGTTTGGTTTAAAACAGATGAAGGCGTTGAAGTTTATCAAACAATTGAAAAGAAACTTAAATAGTTTAATATAGTGGTTGAGCCGCTATATGCGGCTTAATCATTATAAATAAGAATTATGGCAATTAACGTAAATACAGTATATCAAACGGTATTATCAATGTTAAATAAAGAGGGCAGAGGTTTTTTAAGCCCCGGCGAATTTAAAAGAGTTGGCACACAAGTTCAACTTGATATACTAGATAAAAATTTTCATGATTACAATCGTGCAGTTTTAAAACAAAATGTTACAGGGGCTGTACAAGATTATGGTAATATACCAGAAAAATTAGAACAAAAAATAGATCCGTTTTTTAAACAAGCAGATATAACATTAACAAATGGTATAGGAACTCTGCCAACTGATTTATATAAAACAATAAATATTAGTATAACTAATAAAACTATTCAATTAGAAAAGGTTGATAAAAAAAATTTATCATATCTATTATCTTCACCTTTAACAAAACCAACTACGTCTTATCCTGTATATTATCAGAGAGCAACAGATATTATTGTTGAACCTGCTTTATCAGATGGCAGTTGGACATTAGGTAATTTACTTATTGAATATATAAAAGTGCCTTCTGAACCTGTTTGGAATAGTAGTGCTGATTCAAATGGCGCATTAACTTATAATTCTTCAGGATCAACTGATTTTACATTACATCAATCCGATCAAGTAGAGTTAGTTTTAGGTATATTAAAATATGCAGGATTAATAATTGCTGACCCAACAGTTATACAAGCGGCAGCAGCAGAAGAAAATAAAACAATACAATTACAAAACTAATAATAAATGGGACTAATAAACGTAACACAACAGGCTTATTATAGTCAGTCACAAAGTTTTACTGGTAACGGAAGTGCTACACAGTTTACGTTAACAACAACTTTTTTCCCAACTTTACCAACGGTTAAATCACAAATACAAATATTTGTAAACGGTAAAGAAGTAAATACTGCTAATTATAATTATTCTTCACCAAATGTAACTTTTACAGGTAACTCACAAAATACGGATATATTACAAAATTCTGGAGCACCTAATTCAGGATTAATTATTGAAGTAAAAGAATTTGGTAAAGCAGAAAGATTTGGTGGTTATAGATACATATCATTAAATGATTTAATAAATAATTATATATATGCTTATATTGGTGATGGTAAACTTATAAATAATGCTAAAAGAACTGATGTATTGTTTCATGCTAAAAGAGGTATACAAGAATTTAGCTATGATGTTTCAAGAGTTGAAAAAATACAGGAAATACAATTAGGAACTAGTTTATCAATGCCTATGCCTCAAGATTACATTCATTATGTTAGAATGTCTTATGTGGATGATGCTGGTATTGAAAACATAATTTATCCTGCAAGATTTACATCAAGACCATCTGAATCTATATTACAAGATGATGATTATAATTATTTATTTGATTCTGACGGAAGCTTATTAAAAGGTACGCCTGTAACTAATGATAGATTTAAAGATTTTGATATTAATAAATTAACAGGTAATGATATAAATTCTAATACTAACTATGATAAAGATGATAGTTTAGATAGAATGCATTTATTTGGTGGTAGATATGGATTAGATCCTGAAATTGCACAAAACAATGGCGTTTTTGTAATTGATGAATTAAATGGTAAAATAAGCTTTTCAAGCGATTTAGCAAATTCAATAATAACATTAAAATATATTTCTGATGGTTTGGGAACTGATGACGAAATGCAAATACATAAATTTGCAGAAGATGCAATGTATAAATATATTACTCATGCTATAGCTTCTACAAAAGCTAATTATCCTGAATATATAATTAATAGATTTAGAAAAGAAAGAAGAGCAGCAATGCGAAATGCTAAATTAAGGTTATCAAGTTTAAAATTAGGTGAGCTTACTCAAGTAATGCGAGGCAAGTCAAAAAGAATTAAATAATAATATATGCCAGAAATTAAGAACAATTTTCTTCAAGGCAAAATGAATAAAGACCTTGATGATAGATTAGTACCTAATGGCCAATATAGAGATGCTTTAAACATCAAAATATCTAAGTCAGATGGAGACGACATAGGAACTGTTCAAAATATAAAAGGTAATACTTTATTATATAGCAGTTCTTTAGGTTTAGGTGCCTCAATTGAAACAATTGGTAAATATGTTGATGAATTAACTGGTGATATATTTTGGTTTGTAACAGATTTTTCAGGAACAGATGGCGCATTAACAAAAGATGATACAAGGGCAACATCTAGTAATGTTTGCAGAATATATTATGCTAACGCAAGATCCTCTTCTGCACCTGAAATTATAATTAATAGCTATAGATTAAATTTTAGTAAAAATCACCCTATACATCACGTAAACCTTATAGATAATTTATTATTTTGGACAGATAACTATAATCAACCAAGAAGAATAAATATAAAAGCAACTGCGAATATAGCTGATCTTGATACATATTATACTAATGATGCTTATTTAGAAGATAAAATAAGTGTTGCTCAAATTGCTCCTACTTCAGCACCAAAGGTGATTATGGACTATGATTTTTCAACAAATCAAGAGTTATCAGAAAGACATGGTTTAGATAAATTTATAAAATTTGCATATAGATACAAATTTGAAAACAACGAATATTCTTTAATGTCACCTTTTTCTCAAGCTTGTTTTATTCCTGGTGACATTACTAAAGAGTTTGTTTTAGGAGATGCTGACGATACAGCTAGTACAGATGGGCCTAGTTTTGACTCTTCTGAT